CAACAGTATTCGACATTGAAACAGACGGTCTATTAGATGAGTTGACCAAGATTCATGTCATGTCTTGGTCTAATGACATGGGTGAAGTTAAGCATACCCATGATTACGATGAGATGCGCTATGTATTACTCAACAGTGAAACTCTGGTAGGCCACAACATCATACGCTTTGACATCCCAGCGATAGAAAAGGTGTTAGGCATAAAGGTAAAGGCTCGTTTGATCGACACTCTAGCGTTATCTTGGTATCTACATCATGATCGTATGAAGCATGGTCTTGAGGGCTACGGAGAGGACTATGGAGTACCCAAACCAGTTATTAAGAACTGGAACACCCTAACACCAGAGGAGTACGCTCACAGGTGCGACGAGGACGTTAAGATCAACAATCGTCTGTGGCGTGACTTAAGCATGAAGCTGGACAAACTGTACAAAGATGCGGAGGAAGATAAGGATCGTCTGATTGACTACCTTACATTCAAGCTAGACTGCGCTAAAGAGCAAGAGACCCTGCGGTGGAAATTAGACGTAGGTAAAGCACAAGCTGCCTACGACGAGATCATGGCACTCAAAGAAGAGAAAGTTGAGCAACTAGCTGATGCTATGCCTAAGCGTATTCTCACCCGTATTGCTACAAGACCTAAACGGGATAAATACAAGAAAGACGGAAATTTGTCGTCAGACTGGGAGAAGTGGATTGACCTATGTTTGCAATATAGACAACCCGAGACGACCATAAAGTTTGTCGTTAAAACAGGCGAAGAGCGGGGAAATCCTAACTCTAACGATCAGGTCAAAGACTGGCTTTATTCGTTAGGTTGGAACCCACGGACATATAAGTTCACAAGGAATAAGGTTACAGGCGATGAAAAACAAATTGCACAAGTTAGAAACAACGGAGAGTTATGCTCAAGTGTCAAAGAGCTTGCAGAGGTTGACACTGCTGTTGACCTTCTTGATGGCCTTACAGTTCTTACTCACCGTGCTGGTATTCTTAAGAGTTTCTTAGAGTGCCACAAGGATGGTTGGCTAGAGGCTAGTATCGCAGGTCTTACGAATACCTTCCGGTTTAAGCACTACCGACCATTGGTTAATCTTCCAGGAATCGACAAGCCATACGGTGATGTTATTCGTGGGTGTCTAACGTGTCCTGATGGTTATGTGTTAGCTGGTGCTGACATGACATCACTTGAGGACACAACCAAGCGTCACTATATGAAACCGCTAGACCCTGACTATGTGGAGGCCATGAGCCGTGAAGGTTTTGACCCACACTTAGACTTGGCTCTACACGCTGGTGTTATCACTCAAGATGACATCGACAAGCACAATTCTGGAGAGCGTTCACTCAAAGCCCTCCGTAAGAATTACAAAGTGGTTAACTACAGTGCTACATATGGTGTAGGAGCGCCTAAGCTGGCCCGTGAGACAGGTATGACCAAGGGTGAGGCTAAGACTCTTTTGGAGGCGTTCTGGTCTCGTAACTGGGCTATTGAGCGTGTGGCAAAGAACCTACGGGTTCGTGAGCTATTTGGGGGTATGTGGCTTAAGAACCCAGTGTCAGGCTTCTGGCATAGTTTACGCAGTGACAAGGATCGTTTCAGTACACTCAATCAAAGTACGGGAGTGTTCTGTTTTGACACTTGGGTGTCTCTATGTAGGGCTGAGGGAATTAAATCTATTGGGCAGTTTCACGATGAAATTATTGCTCTTGTTAAAGAAGGAGAAGAGGGTGAAGTAGAAAAGATCATGCACAATGCAGCAGTTAAACTAAACGATAAAGTAAAACTGAACGTGCCACTAGGTACTGATGTACAGTTTGGCAAGACCTACGCAAACATACACTAAATAAATAATATTTTTAGTTGTGAAAACGCCAAAAAGGTCTATATAATATAGTACGAACACCCGAATGAGAGGAAATTCAAATGGGAAAGACAGTAGTAGTAGAATGTGAAATTGAGTGGGCTAAACTCCGAGAGGAAGATCGTGACATGGGGCCAAACGATGGTTCTGACATGGCAATTAACATTGAAGCAAAACAAGGTGTGTATGTTGCAAATCTTATGCTTACCGAAGAGACTAAGCAAAAGATGATTGCTGATGGTGTTCCAAACAAGGGCTTACAAGCTCAACTGTTCAAGACCGACAGAGAGGGTCGGATGTACTACAAAGCAACCCGACCCCATTTTAACCCCAAGTTTAAGAATTTAGAGACTGGGGAGCAAGGGGTGGTTGTTGGCCCACCTGCACTGTTCAAGAAGGTTGGTGAAAATCATGTGCCTTGGGATTGGGAAACCGATGGCTTGATCGGCAACGGCTCAAAGGTCATCGTAAAGTTAGATGTTTGGGAGGGCAAGATTACACAACTTGAGAAAGTCTCTGTTGTTGAGCATGTGGTCTATGAAAGTAACGCAGATGATCGGAGTGTTTTTTAATGGAACTCACAATGACTGTTAAAAACGATAAGGAGGAAGACGGTTTTACTGGCAGTGTAACTATGGTCAGAAGTGACATAGACGATCTGTACAGCTTAGGCCGAGCATATGGCGACTTCACTAGGTCTATCGGTTTTTCTTATGTAGAAGATGTTGCCTTTGAGAAGGACGATGGTCAAATGGTGTTTGGGGGTTTTTGATGGAAAGCGGCAAAGTCTTAATTGATGGAGACATTGTGGCTTATAAAGCAGCGGCCTCTTTAGAGAGTAATTACTTTAAAGAGGTCGTGGCTTTCTCAACAGACTTAAAGCTCTACAAATACAAACAAGAGCACCACGAAAAGTTTGTAGAAGGTTACAAGTTTTGGGCCGCTGGTAATGATAAGCTGTCGCGTCACATAGACAAAAACATGAAGTTTATCATTGATAAAACCGTAAGGTCTCCTGAAAGTGGGTTGTATCAAGTCTATTTAACTGGCTCCAGCAACTTTAGGTATGAGGTAGCTAAATCCTACCCTTATAAAGAAGTCAGAAAGCAGACCCCTAAGCCAGTTGATCTACCTAAAGCAAGGGAATACCTAGTAGATAACTTTAATGCTATAGTTAGTGATGGCGAAGAGGCCGATGATCTAATCGCAATGGAGGCAACTAGGTGCGGCCCTACTACCATCGTAGCTTCTGTAGACAAGGATATGCTCCAAATACCTTGTCGTCACTTCAACCTAACCACGGGGAAGTGGACTACAGTTTCCGAGTTTGCAGGTCTTAAGTTCTTCTATACACAAATCTTAACGGGCGATGTCGCAGATAACATTAAGGGTGTGTATGGCATTGGGCCTAAGACTGCGGAGAAGATGCTTAAGGGTCTTAGTACAGAGGAGGAACTTTGGGATGTATGCGTAGAGGCATACGAAGGTGATGTAAACAGAGTAGTGGAAAACGCCAGATTGCTTTGGCTCAGACGGGAAGTAGGTGAAGTATGGATACCTCCAAAATAGAAGGTAAACACATTGCAGTTTGGTTCTCGTGTGGAGCCGCCTCAGCGGTAGCTGCAAAGCTGACCTTAGATTTATATGGCGACACTAATAAGATCAGTGTTGTCAATAATCCCATCAAGGAGGAACACCCTGACAACCAGAGGTTCCTGAAAGATGTTGAGGGTTGGCTAGATTTTCCTATAGAGTTTGCAACTAGGTCTAAATATCCAGATCAATCTTGTGAAGATGTTTGGGAGGATCGACGGTTCATGTCAGGGCCAATGGGCGCTCCCTGCACCCTAGAACTCAAGAAGAAGGCTAGGCAAGAGTGGGAGGAGGTTAATAAGCCTGACTACACTGTACTGGGATTTACAGCAGAGGAGGTTAAACGTGCAGATCGTTTTAGGTTGACTGAACGGGATACCTTACTGACACCTCTGATAGATGCAGGTCTTACTAAGGAAGATTGCTTTCGTGTAATCCAGGGTGGGGGCATAATGTTGCCGCTAATCTACTCTCTGGGTTATCCTAACGCTAACTGTATCGGGTGTGTGAAAGCTAGTTCAGCTACCTATTGGAACCTAGTTAGGGAAACTTTCCCAGAGGTATTCCTGTCCAGACAAGAGCAATCAACTGACATAGGAGCAAAGCTAGTCTACTATAAAGGAGAAAGGATTATGCTTAAAGATTTACCTCCAGACGCCAAAGGTAATAAACTAAAAGGCTATGACTTTGAGTGTGGTATCTTTTGTGAAGAAGAGTAATGCGAGGGGTATAAAACACGGGTATCGGTCTGGGCTAGAGGATCGTATATCGGAGCAACTAAAGAGCCTTAAAGTACCGTTCAAGTATGAGGAGTTCAAGATCAAGTATGAGGTTAACGAGGTTAGAACCTACACACCTGACTTTGAACTCCCCAACGGTATCATCATAGAATCCAAGGGGCGGTTCGTTGCAGCAGACAGAAAGAAACATCTGTTAGTTCAGAGGCAACACCCTGACCTTGACATTCGGTTTGTCTTCTCTAACTCTAAGGCGAAGATAAGCAAAGGTTCCAAGACTACGTTAGGCATGTGGTGCGATAAGCATGGCTATCTGTACGCAGACAAGTTAATCCCAGAGGAATGGATAAAGGAAACATAATGGCAGGAAAGACAGTAGTAGTCTTCTCGTGCGCTCACGTTGATCCCAGTGTGAGTAACGAGAGGTTCAACTGGTTAGGAGAGTTCTTGTATGACCTCAAGCCTGATTATGTCGTTGACTTGGGTGATGGCGCTG